ACATCTTTTGTTCATGGTAATCCAGAGAAAAGATTTAGAATGTCTGAACCATTCAACAGAACAAGACCACACTTCCCACCAGTCAAAGCACTTACTGGGTGGGCAAAGAGACATGGCATGAATCCTTATGTTGTTGCTAACTCGATTGCACAAAAAGGTACACCGATAGTGCCATTTTTAAAAATGGGATTGAGAGATGCAAAGCCAGAAAATAAAGTATTATTACAAGTAGCAACCAAACAAATTGAGAGACAATTTAAGAAGGGAAGGAAAAGAGTCTAATGGCATCTTTATCATCGATAAGGTCTGGAATAGCAACCAACTTGGAAAACATATCATCACTAACAGTTTTTGGTTTTGTTCCAGATAGTATTGAACCACCTACTGCTGTGGTAGGTGTTGTAGATAATATTGAGTATGATACTTCAATGTCTCGTGGTGCAGACACTTATTCTATTCCAGTATTTCTTTATGTAAGTAGAGTTGATGCACAAGATGCTCAAGATACTTTAGATGCATTCCTTGCTTCTAGTGGTTCGAGTTCTGTAAAAACTCAGATAGAATCCGATGTAACACTAGGTGGAGTCGCAAACTCTGCTAGAGTAGTAGAAGCAGACAACTATGGAGTGTATAGTATAAATAACATAGACTACTTAGGTTGTGAATTTACAGTAGAGGTAATAGCATGAAATACATAGTACAGAGTGGCATCGATGTCGGTAAGAACCGATATGAAGTTGGAGACCCAATTACAAAAGAACAAATGGGAAAAAGTTTTAAGTGGCTAGTAATGCAAGGTATTGTATTAGATGAATCAAAAATAATGGAAGAAGAATAATGGGAAAAGGAAGTTATGGTTCTGGCAGTGGCTCAAGGCGTGGTGGCAGAATGAGAAGAAGAAGAAGAAGGAGTAGAAGGTAATGGCATTCGTTCATGGTAAAGGCACTAAGGTTCATGTAAATGCAGTGGACTTCAGTGAATATTTTAATAATGTCGATGTAACAAAAACATCAGATGTTGCAGAGACAACAAACTTTGGTTCATCTGGAGTAAAGACTTTTATTGCAGGAGAAGATGATGGCACATTTTCATTAACTGGATTGTTTGATGCCACTGCTGATGCAACCCTTCAACCACTCTTAGGTGGTTCAGATTTTAATTTAATTGTTGGTATTGATGGACTTGAAACTGGAGATAGAACCCAGTTCGGTTCTGCAAACATTACTAACTATGGTGTATCAAGCCCAGTAGGAGATGTAGTTGCAACTTCAATAGATGCTCAAGCAGATAATGGAGTTACGATAGGTCTCGTATTAAATGCTGGTGCTTATACTGCAACTGGAGTGCAAGGCAGTGCCAATGACAACTCAGCGAGTTCAACTGGTGGTGGTGGTGCATTTCTGATTGTAACTAGCGTAAGTGGTACTTCTCCAACTGGAGATGTAAAGATTCAGCATAGTGCTGATAATGTTACTTACGCTGATTTAATAACATTCACTCAAGCAACAAGTGCAACGAGTGAGATTAAAAAAGTAGCTGAAGGTACGACAATCAACAGGTATGTAAGAGTACATGCTACGATTGGTGGTTCATCTACTCCAACTATTAATGCAATAGTTGGTTTTGGAAGAAATAATTAAGGAGAAGATAAATGGCATTTGTACATGGTAAAAGCTCGGTATTCAAGTTGGATAACGCAAGTGGTTCTTTAACTGACATATCAGCATTTGTGAACAATGTAGACTTCCCAGAGACAGCTGATGTAGCTGAAACAAGCGTACTAGGAGCATCAAACAAAACTTATATAGTTGGTTTAAAAGATGCAACAATATCCTTAAGTGGATTATTTGATGCTACTGTTGATGCAATCTTAGGAGCTGTTGTTGGTCAAACTGCAACTCTATCGTATGAATATAGCCCAGAAGGTACTGCTTCTGGAAAAGTAAAATACACTGGAGAAGCAATACTAACCAACTACGCACTTAGCTCCCCAGTCGGAGATGTGGTCGCTTACTCAGCAGATTTGCAATGCTCTGGTGCAGTTACTCGTGGTAGTCATTAGTTAAGATAATTAAAGAGAGGAGACACATGAAACGATTATCTATTGATGATATAGAAAAACTACCTTCAGTTCCAGAAGAAGAATTTGAGATTGAAGAGTGGGGTTTCTCAATATTGATTCGTGGTATCAATAAAGGTATGCAAGTTAAGTTGGGTAAATTACTTAATGAAGATGATGCTGATGCATTTGATTATCAAAAAGAATTACTCAAGGTATGCGTTATTGAACCAGAGTTAGATGATGAAACAATCGATAAGTTGTATGAAAAAGATGCTAAAGTCATTGACCAGATATTTGCAAAAATAAATGAACTCAATGGTATTGGGGGTTCTGCCGAAGCAGAACAGTTTTGAAAACAATCTTGATTTAATATTCAGATTCAAACTAGCTCGTGAGTTAGGCATGACTGTCGGAGAACTATTAGCTACAATGAGCTTCAAGGAATACAACCAGTGGATTAGTTTCTATAAATGGGAAACTGGAGAGCAAAACAAACAACAAGCTCTTGCTGAAGCTGAGCGTAATAAGAAGATGGGAAGATAATGGCAATAGCCGATATAGCAATAAATATTGTTACTAAGGGTGCTGAGTTAGCAAAACGACAACTCAATTCACTTAGTGGCTCTGCTGGTAAGTCTGGCAACATGATGAGCAAACTTGCCACTGGTGCAAAACTTGCTGGTGTTGCTCTTGCTGTTGGTTTAGCTAAAGGTCTTACAGAAGCAGTACAAGAGTTTACTGCATTCAATGACAAGATGACACAATCTCTTGCCATTATGAACACCACTGTCGAGCAACAAAAGGCAATGGAAGAGTCTGCTCTATCTGTTTCAAGAGAGACTAGAATATCTGCTGAGCAATCTGCTGAAGCATTTTTCTTCTTAGCATCTGCTGGTTTAGATGCTGAACAGTCTATATCTGCACTTCCACAAGTAGCTAAGTTTGCTCAAGCTGGTATGTTTGATATGGCTACTGCAACTGACTTAGCAACAGATGCTCAGTCTGCATTAGGACTTACTGTCGATGATGCACAACAAAACTTAGAAAATCTTACGAGAGTTACAGATGTTTTGGTAAAAGCTAACACATTAGCCAACTCTTCTGTACAACAGTTCTCTGAAGCACTTACTAACAAAGCTGGTTCTGCATTGAAGGTAGCTAACAAAGGTATCGAAGAAGGTGTTGCAGTATTATCAGCATTTGCAGATAGAGGTGTAAAAGGTGCTGAAGCTGGAGAAAAACTAAACCAGTTACTTCGTGATATTCCAAGAGCCACAGCAAAGAATGCTGAAGAGTTTGCAAAACTTAATCTATCTATGTTTGATTCAAGTGGTAACTTAAAAAATGTTGCAGACTTGATTGAAGAACTAGACACAGTTCTTGCACCAATGTCAGATGAGCTAAAAGCATCTACATTAGACCAGTTAGGACTAAATCGTGGTGTTGCTGATGCTGTAAAGATATTATCTGGTGCTGGAGATGAAATAAGGGCTTATGAATCAGCTTTGATGCAATCTGGTGGTACTACTGAAGATGTAGCAAACAAACAGATGGGTTCACTTAAAGCACAACTTGATTTGATGAACAATGCATTTTCTGAGCTAGGGATTCTCATAGGAGATATTATTGCACCAGCTCTTACTGCTTTAGTTGAAGGTGTAACAAAGACTGTCAGAAAATTCACAGACTTCATAAGTAATCAAAGAGAACTAAGTGCAGAAATAAAGAAGAATGTTGAAGAAGCAGATAAGTCAGTTGGACTTTATGGTACAAAATTACCAAAAGCATACGATGTTTATGGAACATCAGTTAAAGATACAACTGATGAATTAATAGACCATAGGACTGCAACTGAAAAAGCTATTGAAATGGGTACTAAATATGCAGACATGAACAATGGTAGATTAGCCACTGACCAAATTGTTGCAGATGCACTTAAAACATTTACAAGAGAAACAGAGAATAATACAGATGCGATAGAAGAACAAACAGAACAAGCCAAAGAATTTGCAGATACAATGAAATCAAAACTCTTACCTTCACTTCAATCAGTTGTTGATGCTCAAGACAAACTTAAAGATATTCAAGATAGAATAACTGATGCTGAAGAAGATAGAGATGAAGCTAGTAAGAATCTTACAAAAGCTCAAAAAGAATTAGAAAATGCATCTTTGCAAGTTTCAGTTGCAGAACAAAAACTAGCTGATGCAAAAGATAAAGCAAAACAAGTTACCCTAGAAGAAAAACTTGCAATAGCACAGCAAGAAGAAACTATTAGAAAATTAGTTGAAACTGAAGAGCGTAATGAGATACAAGAGCTTCAGTTAGCAATAGCAAAAGAAAAACTTACAGAATTAATAGAAGCATCTACTGGAGCTACTAATGAACAAACACAAGCTGAGAGAGAGTT